CGGGTCGCCGACGTACCCCTCTGGGAGTGGCGCGATCTCCCGGCCGTCAACAAAGACCTTCACGCTCTGTACGAGCTTCGTGCCAGACGGGAGGTCGACGTCAATCTCTGTCGTCCCAGCTGTGACAACAGCTGTGTCGAGTGTCTTGCGCAGGATCTGCGACTTCTCGCAGAACTCGATGCAGGCGTCCAGCGCAGCCTGCTCTATCGCCGGGTCAGGACATCCGTCCACCCTGTACGCGATGCGCGGCGTGAAGGCCGAGACGGCAGCCATTACTCACCGTCGCCTTCGGGCTTGGCGGGCTTGACCTTGACCTTGGCGGCCTTCTTCTCGCCGGCCAAGTACTCGGTCAGGTCCGGGATGCGTTCTGGAGGCGCTTGGTCGGTCTCGAACGACTCCATCTCTGGCCACTTGGCCAGGATTTCATTGAAGCCGTAGACGTACCCGTCTTTCGTGCTGCGAAGGAATTTGCGCATGCGTTCCTTTGGTCGGCAGAGGGGGGCCGAAGCCCCCCGTCTTCCAAGAAGACCTAGCAGAGAACCCAGGTCAGACCGTTGTCGGTCGTGCATTTGGCGGTTGCGGTGCCGCCAGTTGCCGCAAGCGAGCCCAGCGAGGTGGCGCTGCCGCCGGTCGGGTTGTAGACAGCGATGGCGTTGGCGCCGCCGTTGCGGATACGGATCTCGTCGTTCTTGGAGCAACCCAAGGGGAGACGAACGCCCGTAGACGCAGCCGCAGTGCCGACGACCTGGACAGCGACCGCAGCCAGAGCCAAGGCGTTGCCTTGGTTCGTGCCGGCAGCCGTGAGGCCGGTGACAACGCTGCCGAGGATGGCGCTGGCGCGGTGGCTTTGCAGGCCAACGCCAACCATTTCGGAATGAAGAGACATGTGGTGCTCCTGGTTTGTTTGAAAGCCGGGGTGGGTGTTACCCCACCCCAATGGCTATCAGCCCATCGTCACCACGCCGCCGACCAGGGCGTCGGGCTTCGTGAAGCCGAAGCCGTAGACGTTGAGGCCGCGCACGATGTCGCCGAAGGTGTTGGGCGAGCGCAGGGTCTCCATCTTCGTCATCTGGCTGGCGAAGCTGATGCCGTCCTTCGTCCCACCGAAGATGGTGTACTTGCCGGTGTCGATTGGCAGGTTGTTGGACGAGTAGAGGACACTGCGGTCGATCATGCCCAGACGACCGTTGCGGGCCATCGAGACCGAGTCCCCAGTAACCGACGCATCCTTCAGGTCCGACTTCTTGATCCGCGCAGCCATGGCCGCAGGGATCACGATGAAGCGGCCAGTCTCGGGCACGTTGGCTTCGTCCAGCACCAGATTCATGTCAACGATGTAGTCGATGACGTTGGTCTTGGTGATGGCGGTGGGGGCGCCAGTGGTGCCCAGGGCGATGTTGCCGGAGATGGCGCCAGCGCTGTTGCCCTTGCTGGTGGCGACGGTGATGCCAGCCAGAACACCAGCGAAGACTTGCGTCTCGATGCTGATCTTCATCTGCTCACCAGCGTCGTCGCTGAAGGTGTCCATCAGGCGAATGTCGGACTGGATCTTGTCGACGTCGTCAGCGACGAAGGCGAAGTACTTGCCCTTGTCGATGTTCAGTTCGATGGGCGTGCTTTCCGGCACTTCCTGCGTCAGGTTCACACCCTTCGCGTAGTCGCGGATCGTGATGGTCGGCGTCGAGCGGATGATGACCTTGTCGCCAACGTCCTTGATCTCGCCTTCCCAGTCGTTGTTCGTGACCTCGGAGAGGCAAGTCGCCGAGTAGAACTTGACCTGGAGCTTCCCGGACCAGATGTCCGGGATGAACTTGGATGTGGCCTTGTAGTCGTCGGTGGCGCCGTTGTTGTACAGGCCGTTGGAATGGCCTAGGTTGTAGCCTGTTGCGCCGGAGGTAACTGCGATGGACATGATTTCTCCTTATGCCGCGATGCGTCGTTCGCGTTGTGCGGCAAAGATGTCGGACTCAATCCGCTTGTAGTCGTCAGCCGAGTACCTGCCCTGGCGGGCAGCTGCGTAGAACGCGCCGATCTCGCGCTGCGTCCAGACCTTCTTGCCCTGGGGCTCTGGTCCGGAACTGCGAGACGAGGACGGCGCAATCTGCGACTCGACCGATGACACCGCAGCTTGCTGCGGAGCGGGGGACTTGGTCCCCGCGTAGGCCTTGAAGAACTGAGCGACACGCTGCGAGTTGTTGGCGCGGTCTGCCTCGTTGAAGAAGTCGCGGCGACTGCGCCCGGTCATCGGGTCAACCTCGTCAAGGAAGGCGGTGAAGCCGTCCTGGAGGTCGATCTCCTGATAGTTGGGCACTGTCGAGGCCAAGTCACGCAGGAACTCGGAGCGCGCAACCTTCACAGCTGTGTCGGTCGAGCGCTTGATCTGCGGTGCAAGCTCGTTGCGCAGCGTGTCGGTTCGCTGGTCGGCGATCCGTGCGGCAACGGCCCCTACGGCTGCGGCGAAGTCTTCGCCGAACTTCTCGACCACGCTCTCCGGTGTCAACCCGCTGTCTGCGACAACAGGAGCCGGGGGCGCAGTCTTCAGCTTGGCGTTCTCTTCGGTCAAGCGGGCAATCTCTGCCCGGATTTCACGAAGCTCGCCAGCGAGCCTGGGGACTTCTGCCGAGTACTTGCCCGACAGAACCTTGTACTTGACCTCCCACGAATCCTCGACCGGGGCAGCTGGCGCTGCAGCAGGCGCTTGTTCCGGCTGGGCCGGCTGCGCTACTGCTGCTGGTGCGGCCTCCTGCGGCGGCTGATCGACTGTGGGAGCCGGGGCTTTGGCCTCGGTGTTCTCCACGGACATGATCGACTGCTGCAGGGCTTCTGCGCGTTCTGCTTGTGCAAGGACTGAGCGGGGAATTGCCATTAGGTGTCTCCTGAGCCCGACGTCTGGAGACAGCTGTGGTGGGCAAGTTGCCACGCGCAAGTAGAGGCACCATCCGTCGATGTATGCCTCACTGGCGAGGAGCAGTGTTTGCCTTGCACAGCTGTGGTCCTTGTGTCAGGTGTTCACGGCTGCCGGCCTGGGTTGGCGCCCAGGACGACTCTTGCGGACCTTGCGGCCCTGATGAAGTCATCCATGCACAAGGCGTAGCCCTGTCCCTGGAAGACAAGAATCTCTTTGGTCTGGGTGAGCATCTCGCTCACCTTGTCGTTGCGCTCTCGGTCGAGCCACTCCAGGACTCGGACGAAGTCCGTGTCTCCGGTGAGTCTTGCGAGGCTGTGGAGTACGTCCACTGGCGGCTGGGTCAGCACTTCTTGCCCACCTTGCCGCCGTTGGCCATGCCGAGCCCCCTGTAGATCGAGGGCGCGTCTTCGGCTGGCTTGTATGTGATCTTCGAGTTGGCGCCCCTGGCGACGGCTGCAAGCTCCTGGCCGACCCGATTCATGCCGCGCACGATGGGCATGTCGCCGCGCTGTGCAAACTGCTGTGCGCTGCGCACGCTCTGCGGCTTGGGCTCCTTGGCCTTCAGGGCGTCGATCAAGTTGTCGATGGTGCGGACGCTGGACTGGGTCTGGGTCGGCGCCGGCTGCCTGTTCCCCGATGCGTCGGCAGCAGGCTGCTTGGGCCTGGGCAAAGCCTTCGGCTTGCTCATCGGCACGACGGACGGGCCAACTGCAGCTGCCGGGATGTCGACGCTGACCGGACCTGGGCCGGACGCGATGCTGGGCTGCTGGGCCGGGGCCGCAGGCGGGGCCGACGGCATGGACACCCGGCGGGATGTATCGACGCCTGACACCGGAGTTCCACCGCCGTCGAAGCCTTGGCCCCAGTACTCGTTGACCGGACCACCATTGGCCATACCCTTCACGGGCACCCCCCGTGAAGGGCTGCTTTTTCCGTAGTCTCGGTTCATTGCACGCCCCCAGTGGTGGAATCGAATCGCATCAGACGTCGATTCTATACATTGAAGTATGAAATGGGCGCAACAACAGCTGTTACTGCGGCTGTTGTGCCGGCTCCTGCTGCGGCTGCTGCGGCTGCGGCTGCTGCATTTGCTGCTGCGCCGCCATCAGCGCCCGCATCCTGTCCGGGTCCGGGACGATCTTGTTGATGTCCGGGAAGAGGGTCTTGGCCGTCTCGCGCAGCATGTAGGCCCTGCCGTCCGGGCCGATGATCTGGGCGTCAACCGGGTTCAGGGTGGAGGCCAGGAACTCGCGGCGGGCGATCTCCTGCTGCTCGCGGATCAGGGCACCGATGGCGCCGGCCGCCACGATCTGCATGTCGCCCTTGATGCTGACGTCAGGGTCGTGAATCATCAGGTGCATGTAGATGCGCTTGACGACCTCGGACATGGCGGCGTCCAGGGACAGGATGGCGTGCTTGATGCCCTTGGCTGCGTTCTCCATCAGCATGTGCAGGCCGGACGATGTCCTGCCAGCGCCACCAACAGCTGTGCTCCCGTAGACGTAGTTCGGCACCCCGGTGACCTCGTCGGCGACCTTCGTGAAGTGCGTGTAGATCCCGAGAAGCTCGGCCGCATTCATCGCCGGCTGGAAGTAGCGGATGGCTGGCTGGCCGCCGCCTGTGCGGTCTGATGTCGTCTGCCAGACCTTGAACGGGTACTGGTTGGTCACCGCCGACCCTGGCGGCAGGCGGTCGACCGTGACCTCGCACTGCGGGCCGCTGGCGATGCCCATGTTCATGGCCAGGGCACGTGCGGAGGCGTTGCACAGGATCTGGACGTCGCCCATCAGTTCCGGCAGGGCTCGGCCCCAGAAGGAGCCCGGGACGTCAACGAAGCTGGCCTTGGAGTACGGGCGCTTGCCAAGCGGGTCCGGGTTGATGACGGCCTTGATGACCTCCTTGGCGATCATCCAGGCGTTGATCTGGTACTCGTCCTCGGGGTCGATTGGCTTGCCGGCGTGCTCTGTCAGGCCCCACTGCAGCAACATCTCCCCGGAGGCCGGGCCCCAGTACTCCAGCGTCTCCAGCAGGCCGTCGGCGTTGCTCGGATCCTCCCGGTTGTTGTTCCTGTCGTACTCGTTGTCCCCGTGCTGCTGGGTGCGGTATCCGTTGGGGAACCTGGACAGGACGTTGGAGATGGCGTCATCTCTGCATCCGGGCATGCCCTTCATGCCGAGAACAGCCTTCCTGGTCAGGCGCTGCCGGTGGATGAAGTAGCTGTCTTGAGGCGTGACCGCAGACGGGCCTGGGAAGGCGTCGAAGGCCGCCACACGGTCCACATCCATCACGACCTCTTCGGTCACGACCGGGGTGAACTCCGGCGACCACTTCATCCGCATCTGCTTGCGCAAGACCGGGCCCTTGATGATGACCGTCGGGAAGGTGACGAAGTCGTAGATCAGGTCCGACATGTTCGTCCTGGCGCTGCCCTCCTGCATCTTGTCGGTGATGCGGGATTCCATCCGCTTGGCGCGCTTGATGGCCTCGTCCCGGATCATCCCCTCGACGTTCTCCAGAAGCTCGCTCTGGCGGGCCGCCATCGTTTCCGGCTCGACCGGGATGCCCTGGGCCGCAACAGCTGCAGCCTCCTGCATGACGACGCCCTGGATCTCCCGGGTGATCTCTGGCGGCAGTTCCGGCTCGGCGGTCGGCTGGACGGACCAAGTCGACTCGTTGTGGTTCTGCATGACGTCCTTGATCCAGGCGTCGGCAGCACGGCACTTGATGTCCGTCAGCATGACGAAGATCTCCTGGCCGCCGGTTGCGGCGATCAGCGTCTTCATCTGCTGGTCGTACTCCCCCTTGCGCTGGCGTTGGCATGTCAGAAGCCGGTCGGTGATCGACTGCTTGTTGCTGACCGCTTCGCTGAAGCACTTGGCGATATGGTTCGCCAGGGAGTTGATCGTCAGTTCCGGCAACTCGACCAGTGGCATGTCGTTCATGTTCATGGTGGTTCCTACGCCCAGGCGACAACCTGCGGCTCAATGGCTTTGATGGGGTTGAGCGCGCCCCGA